CCACCCTCTCCAACTCAATGAAGAAGTTAGGGTATTGAACGCGAGAACGTACCTTATGCTTAGTCTTGGCGTCGACCCAATATTCAGAGTTGTCGAATCGTATCTCAACAATGGGTTTCTTGATTACAGGGTCAACTAGGACACGTTGAACAGCACTTTTCCACAGTTCAGGTTCATCGCCTAAATACTGAAACGTGCTTGTGCTTGAATGTGTCTTAACTGACAAACACACAGTCATCTTTGTCTCTCCTCACAATCGTTTGGTTCATAGTTAGGATCAAGGGAGAAACAAGGTTTCTTACATCGCTTGCATTTATCCTTCATGCTTTCACCTGCTTGCTTTCCTTACATGTGTAGCAATATCCGTATTTGGCATCATCAGGAAAGATGTCTAGCGCATCGCCACAATCAGGGCATTTCACTATTTTCATATTTCTCAACCTCCATTTTATTGGGCCTTGAGGATTGCAGGCTAAAGTTCTGCACGTCCCAACGCATCTTAAGCTAACACGTTGAGCAGTTGCCCATTCTGCCTAAGTCTGTGTCATTGTGCAAAACTGTCTATCCGCCTTGCGATCTCTGCATCAGCAAGAAGCTTACTTCACGTTTAAGCCTAACCAATAATACCCTGTCAACACCGCGAAACGTACCTGCCAAAGAGCCGGCATAAGCTGACAGATGAATAAGCATCCAAATTCAGTAGCTTCACAGTTGCCCTGGATTCCTGGCGCGGATAAACTCCGAGACATAGTCCAGAGATACCAAGATTCCAGAGGCAACAGTACAGTGACTGCAGCAGATCGATTGTATCATTGCCTTCTTATGTATCAGCATATTAGCATAGCAGCGTAAACAGCGCATTGCTTAAACGTGCCCTACACTCTGCATCTCATTTTTAACCTGCAAACTCTGTGAATACTTCATGTTTCACCCCTATTGGCCCAACTTAGAAAAACATCTAAGTTTCGTCTCGTTTCAGAGACTCTTCAGGAGCCTGTTTTAATCGATCAATTCAAGAAGTTTGGCGCAATCTATGCATAAATCTGGTTCAAAGTCATTTTCCTGTGTTATTTCAATACCGCAATATTCACATTTCATGGTTTTTCAGCCCTGCAACCCACAAAAACGGGTTGTATCGTCTTAATTCACAAAGACTCAAAGGGGCCTTAAACCGTTATTTCGTTCCATATTGGCGCGGATTTCTCTAAGTTTACCGTGTAGACTCGAACCCAAACACCGTGCTCATCACCGCATCCGAAAGCACCGATCATCTTTGTTCCTTTAGGGAGATTCAGATTAGTCGCAGTTTCTTCTGAGATGATAGAAGCATAAACTTCCATCGTCTTGGCTATTTCATCGAACACATAAGCCCATTCACAACCGGAACCACTAGCGTTTGTCTCGTCGAACACACATCCTTCCTCATGTCTCACGCCGTGACAGTAGCATTGAGGTTTCAGAGATTCAACAACAACCTTAGAACTGATTGTATCGACCCATCCAGGTTCAAGCGAAAAGTCCTTACCATTGATGGTAGACCAACCCGCTGGGTGATCATCGATCAACGTCTTAAGCATTGCCTTTAGATCATGTTTGAACTGTTCATTGTAAAGATTGAACAGTGTTTGACCCAACCCATCTGGGTAAGAATCCCAGTGATGATAGACGCCGGTAAAACCCTTATCTGTCTTCCGCGCTATAACACCTCTCGTTCCCATTCTATTTCACCCCCTTCATCTGCAAATTAGCGCACACTTCCAACTCATCACGCCACGCATCAGACTGTCTTTTCTGGTCGCATTGAACACAATAGACTAGATCACCGTGTGCCACGCAATGCTCTAGCGGCCAATCAATCTTGCGACCACACACAGCACACTGCATCTCTTTCAATCCTCCTCATGTATCCATTCTTCTACATGCTCAGGGTGTCGAGTGCCAACATGACGCGCCATTCTGCAAGGTTCTATTGTGAAGATACACCACTTGCATTGAACCTTTCGCTTGTTCTCTCTTGTCATTCTTCAGCACCTTTATGCTTAAGCATACTACTACACACTTACATATAAATGTTTGTGCACACAACAGTACACGCACACACACAACAGTACAACAAAAGCACAAAACTGCATAAACATCAGTCGTTTAGAACAGTGACAAAAAGACAAACAAGCTAGGTAGCAACAAACCTGATAAGAACATTCACGATTCTAGTAACGGCCCTAACCACTCAAAACAACAACACACAAACACAATAACACACAACCAAACCCCTAACACAACACTACATAACTATGTAACACAACTACAACCGAGTGAAGGCAAACTACACACGGATGTAGTCACCTTACTACACACTACAACCATCATCACGACCACGTTGCTATCCTGGGTAACAGTAGGGGTAGGGCCTAGTAGTAGAAGTGATCAGCAATAGGGTCTAGCACTACGCACTACTAGGGTGTGATAGTGCTACTATGTATAGTATAGTACTATATCATATAGTATAGTACATACATACTAACAATCAACATCAACAACACCCACCCGTACGGTTTATCCCTAGAAGACCGTACCCCCCTATCCCCCGTAGAATGGTCTAGAGTATTTTTCTAGTAGTGGTTCGGTTGTACTTTAAGTTAACTGATTGATGGTGATTGAGTGATGGTTCGTGTGGGTCATCGGGTGTTTTGTGAGTGTGCTTTTTGTTTGGGAAGGTTTGGTGTTCGTGGTAGGAGACGGTTGAGGTTGACGGTGGATGAGTGAATTCATGGTTGGGGTTGCCTTCGTATCTTTTCTTTTGGCACTGCTGGGAGTTGTTGGTATTGGTCCTGTTAATTTGATGGTGGTTCCTGCTTCTGAGACTGTGTGTTTTGCTTTTTGGAGTACTTGGACCTATATTGTTGTCTCCTTGTTTTCTTCGGTGATTGTGTTTTGCGAGGGTGTCAAAAGGGTATGGTGTTTTCACGTTGAAATTTCTACGAGGCTAATTTGATGAGGGTTGATGATTACCGATACTATGGATTAATACTCCTGGTCTTTGGTTCAATTTTGATAGTCGTCGGAATATTTCTGCCTGTTTCTACCACAACGGTCTATCGCCTTCTCTGGTGGGAGCGAGTGGATTCGCCGTTTTTACCTTATGGCATCGCTTTGGTCATTCTTGGAATTGTCCTTGTCGTCTTGAGTCACATATTCCTCAGAGAGTACAGGTTCAGGACAGTAATTTCACGGTGATTGAGTTATGAACTTGTTTCATCGGCATCATTGGCATGTGGTTAGCGAATGCTCTTCGGCGGAGGAACCGCATGGTTTGTTCATTAAGACTGTTTATTTTGACACGTTGAAGTGTTGTCGATGTGGATCAGAGAAGAGAGATGTTTATAATTGGTCGTTTCGGGAACAGGGAACGCCACCTTCAGATTTCAGTGATAAGCATGTTGCGGATCCATCTTTGATTCGTCGAGGATGATTCATTGATGGATTTGAGTCGTTTTGTCGTTGCGTGTGGCTTGCTGACTTTTGTGGTGCTGATTGTTTCCCTGTTTCTGTTTCAGCCATTAGTGACTGTGGTTTTGACGGGGGTCTTCGGGTTGTTCACGTTGATTGCGGCGGTATTGGAATTGAAAGGATGGGACAAATGAGGTTTACTCTTAGACATTTTATTAATGGCGTGGGAGAAGGTTATCCTTTGTGTTGTATCATTGCGTTCTGTCTTGGAAAGGCAAGAGGCATCGTTGTTCGCAAGAACCTATTTGACGTTTACCGTTCCTGTCTCCTCCATAGAAAGAACGCGATTAGCGATTATTCACATCTGAAATTGCTTAATCATGGTGTCTGTCCTGTCTCGACCAATAGTTTTGATAGGTTCGGAAATTACAAATGAGCATGTTGATCCTTGATGACGGAACTTAAAGATTTAAAGGAACTTGAATCTCGCGACATTGCAGACGCACCCAAGATTTTGGCGATGTTGTTTGAAGGCAAAGAACATTCGGAAATCGCTGAAGAATTAGGGTTGAACCGTGTTAGCGTTACCTTGAAGATTCACAGGTTGATGGATACAAGGGAATTTCAGAATGCGTTGACCGCGGAATGGCTTAAACGTTACCGCGCAATGAAAGTTGACAATCCCCGAGAAGCATTCAAGCAACTTACCCGACTTGTTTCTCAAACTATCACTCGACATTCCGAGAATACTCAAGACATTAAATTAACGGAGAGACGTGAACTTGTCATTGTATCAGTGCGCGAGTACCAAGACCTTATTCGAGCAGAAACTGACCGAACTCTTCAAACAATCAATCCTAGAAAACAAGTGGATACCACACAAGCCGCATCCGAAACAAGCAGTCTTCCTCCTCCTTAACTGCCGCGAAGCATTATACGGCGGAGCCGCAGGCGGAGGCAAAAGCGACGCATTACTCATGGCCGCATTGCAATTCGTTGATGTGCCACGGTACAGCGCAATCATCTTCAGACGTAGCTTCACCGATTTAGCGTTGCCAGGCGCGTTGATGGAGCGAGCGCAAGAATGGCTAGGCGGGTCAGAAGCACGATACAACAACATTAACCATTGCTGGGCATTCCCTTCAGGCGCAACATTAGCATTCGGCAACCTGGAACATGAACAAGACAAATTCCGTTACCAAAGCGCCGAATTCCATTACATAGGGTTCGACGAACTCACCCAATTCACTGAAACACAGTACCGTTACTTATTCAGCAGACTCAGAAGGTTAAGTGACAGTCCGATTCCCCTGCGCATGAGAGCTGCAAGCAACCCTGGCAACGTCGGGCACGATTGGGTGAAAAGTCGGTTTATGCCATGGTTTAGATGCTTAAACTGTGGCGAGCAACAGCAGGTAAGTCATGCTGAAAAGATTCTTGAATGCCCAAAATGCAAGAGCACCAACGTAGAAACAGTGCCAACTGAACGGCGCATATTCATACCTGCAAAACTTGATGACAACCCCAGTTTAGACCGGGAAAGATATATTGAGAGCCTCAGTGAACTGGACCCCATCACGAGAAGGCAGTATCTTGACGGCGACTGGACCGCACGCCATGGGGGAAGCATCTTTCTCCGTGAATGGTTCAAAATCGTGCGTGAAGCACCCTCTGACCTTAAGAAAGTACGGTTCTGGGATAAAGCCTCAACGGAACCGAAACCCCAAAACAAAGACCCCGACTGGACCGCCGGCTTACTGTTAGGCACAAGAGGCGGTCAATACTGGATTCTCGATGTGAAACGCACACGTTCCGCACCGCCCTTGACGGAGCAACTCATCAAGCAAACCGCAGACCTAGACGAACTAGCCACACCCGTGTTCATGGAGCAAGAACCAGGTTCAAGCGGCGTGGACACGATTGACTATTACAACCGCAAAGTCTTGATGGGGTTCGAGTTTCGAGGTGTGAAGACGAGTGGACCCAAAACTGAGCGGGCAGGTCCAGTATCAAGTGCGGCTGAAGCTGGAAACGTGTTTGTCGTGCAGGGACCCTGGAACAGTGCATTTCTTGATGAAGTGGAAGCGTTTCCAGATGGCGCACACGATGACCAAGTTGACGCGCTTTCAGGTGCGTTCAGTAAGGTGCGGGGTCCGATTGAAGTTTCAACAGGTAAACCACCATGGTAGATTGGCATAGATGGCCTTGGACAACCAAGGAAATGCAAGTCGGTCACGGTAAAGGCTCTAAGACAATAGAAGACTTGGGTAAAACTGTCACTTCATACAGTTGGACCGATAGACAACCACACCCCAACAACATGGATTCTTATGAACGTTGGGGTAATGATGCTGAAGCCTCCGTAGCCTTGAATGTGCTGAAAAACATCATTGCAGGTGTCGGGTTTCACACAGAAATGCCTGAAACAGCCAATAAACCACCAAAACTAGACGCACCGGACAATCCTAACAAGAAGAAAATAGACGATTACTGCGAAAAAGTGAACATGGACGAGAAACTTCAGACAATCACCTATACCATGCTGGGTAAAGGTTTCTGTCCAATCGAACGCCTTGCAGACTATGACCTCAAGATTTTGCCACCTGAAACATTCTATATTTACCATGACAAGAAAGGCAACTTCATAAAATACACGCAGGAACGCAGTGTAGGCGACATAATCACCGAATGGCAAGATGAAAAAGACATTGTTTTGTTCAAGTTTGGCGAAGGAACCTACGGCAAAAGCCTCGTTGAACCCATCGGTGGGTTACTTGATGATCGGCAAAAAATGAATGTGGACATGCCGAAAGCAGTTCACCGTTGGGCTTACCCGATTCCCATAATGGAAACAAGCCGAAGCAAAACTGACTTGCAGAAGGCAGCGGAAGACCGCGATGTGGATGAATGGATCTTCATTGGCAACGTAAACGAGGGCGAAGTAAGGTGGAAAACACTTGCAATCGACCCTCAAGCACGGTTTATCCCCTATATTGAGTTGATGTACTACCAGATTGCCGAAGCACTCCATGCGCCATTACTGCTTTACCTGAAGAACGCGACTGAAGCATCCGCAACGATGATGATGGAGTCCGTAGACCGCCTAGTCACAGGCGTTCAACGATACATCAAAAGAAGAGTGGAAAAATACTTTTTCGAGCCTCAAGTCGGTCAGCCTGTGCCCAGAATGATTTGGGGTGAACCGAAAACAGGACTTGAAAGACTCACTTTAGCCGACATAGCCAACCTCTACAATGCAAAAGGCACGGAAGGCAGAGCCGCATTAAGTTTCAACCAAGTCCAACACATCATAAAGCACTTCATCAATGATTTGCCGACGGCGGAGAAAGAAACGCCTGTGCAGACGGGATTGGGGCAGGGTGGTTGGGGTAAAGAACCTGAATTGTCGCCTAAACAGGGACCGCAAAACCCAAAGTTGGAGTTTATCGTGGATCACTTAAATGATATTGACACGGCATTGGAACTTATTCGAGAGAATTTCAGGGAAGGCAAACTGAAAACGAGCGAAGCATGCCGCATGGCTGACGATGCAATCCGAGCGCACATGCAACGGGCTTATCCTGAAACTTGGGAGATGGAACGTGAACGGAAATACGTGCAGTTCACCCGCGTATTGTTGGGGTTGAAAACCATTGAGTAGCGGTCAGGAAGGCGACACCAGACAGTTCCGTAGACTTAAGAGAACGGATTATTACGTGGCAAAAGCCGCGACAGAACAGAAAGAAGTCACATCTTGGCCTA